GCTCAAAGGATGGATCCCATCTACATCCTGCTCCCGTCGGGACACCGGGTGGTATGGTGTTATAAGCAATTGGGAGTCTCGCCATCTCACGACAGGCATTTCCTCCTGTCGCCCTGGGACTTGAATTCTCAGTGCAGAAAAACAAGTGTTGACAACCTACTGGTACGATACCTGTACTTCGTCAACGCCATGAGCTTGGTAAGGAGTCTCTAAACTCCTCCCAGCAATGCAACCTGTCATAATCCCACTTGTAATCTACGAACTTGGCTTTTTCCTCAAGTGTGATCGGGAAACCAACGCGTTCTAAATTGGCCAGTTCGTCTTCGACTCCTGCGTTCGAGAGGATGATACTATCCCTCAATGACGTCACATCAACATCCTCATCTTCTGGCGATACCCGCATGAGCAAGTCGTGTGTCACGGTCACCCCAACGCTGTCGCTGTATTCGAGGAACTTATTCGACAACGTGGGACATAGTCCGGCAAACTCGAAGGCCCGTGACAACGCTGCAGCTCCCGACAACTTCTGGCATTTCGCCTTATCACCCTTGTCGAGAGCGTCTAAGAACGCAGGCGAGCAGGTGATGCCTGCTCTACCCAAACAGCGATCGATCTCGGGCATGATGGTGCCATTGGCACCCTTTTCGCCAAGCCCGATGTAATATCCGACAAACAGTGCGCGCTTGTCCCTGAGTTCTATCTTCATGTTGAACCCCATCCTGTCCCAGTGTTGCAACACCAAAGTGTGCAACTCGTCTCCATCTTCCAACTTAGGACTGGACATGATGATCGAGTCATCTCCCTCGAACGCACTAACCATCCACCTGCGCTTTCCTGTAACGTCAGTTCCCCACTTATTCTCGGGACAAAGGAATGGTTTCGGGTCACTGAACAGTGAGCAATGCCACAAAGTGTAGTTCACCCACCAGTTGAGACACGAAGTGCCTCTGTGACCACTACGTCGGATCGCGGGTATATCGATGCACTTCCGCTGTTTGTTCTTGTCGTACAGTAGACGCAACTTCTTCTTCCGACACACTTCCAAGTGGGATTGGGACCAAGTGTTGGGGATCTGCTCGCCGAATGCCTGGACTATATTCGTGACATGTTCTATGATCGGGTTTTCGACCAATTCTCGAACCTCCAGCGAGCATGTCGTGTCCCAAGCGCTTCCATCACCTTCAAATACAGTGAACCCACGCTCTGACATCTTGTGCGGGACAGACATATGTGAGGCAACATTGGCGACCGCATCACGTTTCGCCCTGCCTTTGATCCCCTTCTCAGGAAAATGCTTCTTGATGAGCTCTTCAATCAGCCCAATCACGAGTAAAGCCATCAACTGACCACGGTCACCGTCCGCGATAAGGAGGCGCGGCGCTTTGCCTTCAGGCATCGGCTCCATCTTCACTTGCGCCTTCAACTTATACTGCGGATCACACTCCAATAAGAGTTGGTCAAACGCGTTCTCGAAGCGTGACGTCGCCCACTTCTTGGACTTCATCAACTCCATGGTTTTCTGCCACAACAAGTCACTGACCTTCTTCACACTAAACAATCCTCTTGTCTTGTTGTTTCCCATGGCTTCGGCGACGAAGGAATTAATCTTCTCGATGTCCTCCACCGTACCAGTGAATGACTTCTTCTTCTTCGTCATGCGCTCTTCGATGGCAATCTCAGCATTCCGCACTTCCTGGATGTATACGTTAGGTGGACACGAGGTGGGGAGAGTGGCTGCCCCAACAATCCTCTTCGCCGTCGTACCTTCGGCACTTTGTCCAACTACGCCTTGGCCCGCGTCCATCTCAACGAACCTAGTGTTGGTCTCGTGTTGAGTGCACCTAATGGACGCATCAGTCTCGTCACACGCACCGCATGGATGTTCGAGACTGTCTTCTCCGGGTCTCGGAAACCCTAACTGGTTGAGCCCCGGCTGATCAGGTTGCTCGACGTTGGTAGATCCGCTCTCCGCTTCATCAAACGACGTGTCTGGGGTCACACGGGGCTCCCAGTCCGTGTACTTCCTAACCCTGGGTCGTGCCACCCTGAGCTGGTTGTAACTCATGAACAATGCGCCAGAGACTAAACCGCATTGGAGCAAAATGCCCCGTCGTGACGACGTCCTGTTCCTAATGAAATCCGGTCCGTAACGGTTAACAAGCCACACAAAGCAGCTTGCCGCGGCACCGGGCAAAGATGCACAGAACAACTCACGCCAACTTGCGATCGATACTAAGCTTCTCTGGCACTTATACTCGGACATGGCCCATGGTCCAACGGTCCTCATCACCTCGCTCGTGTATGTAGGCTTCTTCCATATGTCCGCGGCTCTTTGGTAGATGAGTTGGTCGTAAGTCTTCTTCTTCGTGAAACCGTAAAGACCATTCGTGACTACTCTTGAGAGCGAATCCCACTCTTCGAAGGTGTACACCACGTCCCGGTAGGAAACGTAGTGCGTGAACCAGTGTCGACGGTATGGAACTGAAAGCACCCAAGCTCCTTTACGGCCCCGGGCCTCCTCCCACATCCATTCCTCGATCTGGT